TTAGACTGCAAGCTATTGCTGCCAAGATGTCTTTCAGGGCCACCTGGATGGCTAATGTAGATAAAGGAGACAGGGCAAAGAAGAATTTATACTTTACCGCAGCTTCAGCCATCAACGAACTGGTAGCAGCTCTTAAGTATATTGCTCGATAAAAAATGGTTAAAAATTTATTACAAGACATAGTCGGCATGGAAAACAAGAACAATACTGTTCAGCAAGAAATGTCGGAGCTAATCGAAACAATTAACTCAGGCTACATTGCCAAACGTGGCCCAAGGCACCAAAAGAAAAAGACGTTTGCGCCTTCTACAATTGCGTATGGCCACGGTGAATGCCCACGGTACTGGTATCTTGCTTTCGAGGGCGGTACGTTTGAAGATCACGCTGATCCATTTGCAGGTGCCAACATGACTAATGGAACTAAGTCTCATGAGCGTATTCAACAGGCTATGCGTGATGCTGGAATTGTTATTGATGATGAGTTTAAGATTACCTATGAAGATCCACCAATCTTTGGCTTTGGGGATGTGCTTATTGATTGGAAAGGCGAAGAGCTTCTTGTAGAAATTAAGACAGCAATGCAAGAAGGTTTTGAATACCGTAAGAAATCTCGTAAAGCAAAGCTTGGACATTTGATTCAGGTTTTAATTTATATGAAGATTCTTAAAAAAGCAAGAGCTGTTATCATATATGAAAACAAAAATAATCATGAACTACTGGCGATACCTGTCAATGTTAATGATTATTATGTAAAGTGGGTAGACCAGACATTTGAATGGATGCGTACGGTTCGTAAAGCTTGGGAAAATAAAACTCTACCCAAGAAGAACTACCGATCTAATTCAAAGATTTGTAAAACCTGCCCCCTGCGGGCGGTATGCGATCAGGCTGGCGAGGGAGACGTTAAGATCAACTCACTGGAGCCTATCGATGAAAAGATGTCAATGGTGTGACAACACCTTTGAAACCAAAATATCCTATAAAATCTACTGTTCTGCTGAGTGTAGAGAAGAAGCAACTAAAGACAAGATTGCTCAAAAATATGCTCAAAAGCGCAGGGCAAAGATGATGACAAAGACTAGGCATTGTAAGTCTTGTGGAAATAAACTATCAGCATACAATGATGAGAATGTTTGTCATGCATGTGAAGTTAGTCCCAAAGACGTAAACAAAACCTTAAAAGAGATTAGGGATATTGCAAGTGGTAAGCTTAAAGAAGATTGATCCTGCTCCCTCTCGCATTTGTGCTATTGACGCAAGCACAAATAGCATAGCTTTTGCAATATTTGATAACGAAAAGCTAGAGTCTGTTGGCAAACTCAACTTCTCTGGAGCTAACGTATATAAAAAAATACACGATGCTTCAGTCAAGACACAAACATTTTTTGATTTGTATGGCATACCAGAGGCCGTTGTAATTGAGCATACTGTATTTATGAATAGCCCAAAGACAGCGGCAGACCTTGCACTAGTTCAGGGCTCATTCCTGGGTGCCATGAGCCTGTGCGGGGTAGACACGATCAAATCCATCAACCCCATAGCTTGGCAGACATTCCTAGGCAATCCAAGACTAACAACAGCAGAAAAGGCTAACCTAAGAGCCTCAAGCCCAGAGAGATCTGATTCCTGGTATAAAAACAACGAAAGAGAATTTCGTAAGAAAAGAACTATTAATATAGTTAACAAGCTTTACGGAAAAAGGATTAGCGACAACGATATTGCTGATGCAGTCGGTGTGGGTTATTATGCATTAAACAACTGGTTTAAGCTGTCTTGACAGGAGGATACTATGGCTGCTAAACTTTATACTAATGAGGCGTGGCTTCGTAAAAGATATCACATGGATAAAAAGAAGCCAGAAGAAATAGCTAAAGAGTGTGGGGTTAGTGTTACTACAATCTATTCCTATATTGATAAGTTTAAACTAAGAAAGAAATAATATATTGAGCAGAGAGACGGAAAATAGAATTACAGAAATTATGCGGGGCATTGAAGAAATGCTTATCGCTAAGAACAGAGCCTATGGAGACTCTGCCCTTGAGCCCGTCAGGGTATTTTCTAAAACAGATACGATCGAACAGCTCTATGTCCGCATCGATGACAAGCTGTCTCGTGTGCAACGAGGTCACGAGTACCCAGGGGACGACACTATTTTCGACCTGGTGGGATATTTGGTATTGTTGTTAATTGCAAAGGAGAGAGATGAGAAGGTATAGCTCAGAAGAGCACCTGTCATTTGATGACATTCTTTTGGTGCCACAACATTCTGGTATTGCTAGTCGTAAAGATGTAAGCACTAAAACTATTTTGGGTAAGGGTAAAACTTCGTTTGGACTTTCCGTACCCGTTGTGGCCGCTCCTATGGACACTGTATGCGAGTGGGAGATGGCCGTGGGCATTCGTAAAGCTGGTGGCATTGGAACACTGCATCGTTATATGCCTATTGAAGAACAGGCCAGACACATTAAAATGGCAAAAGCAAATGGAGCCATTGCTGGAGGATCTGTTGGGGCAGTTGGGCAATTTGAATACGATGCTGCGGTGCTAGTAGAATCTGGTGCAATTTTTATTTTAATTGATGTTGCCAATGGGCATAGCGATCATGCCGTAGAGGCAACAAAACGACTGCGAAAAATGATGGGCAGCGATATTCATATTATGGCTGGCAACGTTGCTACCTGGGAGGGTTATGCCAAGCTAGCAGATGCTGGGGCTAATTCCGTAAGGGTAGGTATTGGCGGCGGATCGGCCTGCACAACTCGTGTCGTGACAGGTCACGGCGTTCCCACGCTATCCTCAATTATGGATATTAGAAATAACTTTAGGTATGAGGAGGGTCCAGATATTATTGCAGACGGCGGTATTCGTAATTCTGGAGATGCTGCCAAGGCTCTAGCTGCAGGAGCAAAAGCTGTCATGCTCGGACGTATGTTCGCTGGGACGAAAGAATCTCCAGGAGAAATTGCAGATGGTCGCAAAGTTTTCAGGGGCATGGCATCTGCAGAGGCTCAGCACGAGGGGCGAGGCACCGTTTCGGGGGTAGAGGGAATTGCTACCACAGTACCCTTCGTTGGCTCCGTAGAAGACGTTGTGGAAGAGCTAGCAGCTGGTCTAAGAAGTGCTATGTCTTATACAGGCGTAGATAATCTTATTGACTTCTACCATCAGAGCGTGTATAATAGAGTTTCAAGCAATTCGCTAAATGAAACAAAACCGCACGCAAAGGAGTAGTTTTGCTACGTCGCAAAAAAGTCAAAGCAAAGCCCACCAAGTTCGAACGTGTTTATGAAATGCCCTTTGGCAATTTTACTATCGAACGTGGCGATTTAATTAAAATTCAAGACGAGTGGGGCATGAGATTTAAATTTGATTGTGTTACAACCAACATCGAAACTGGCGCTCAGTGGGTTGATTGTTTTGAAATGTACAAAAAGCAAACAGGTTGTTACAGATCTTTTAGCTTAGATCGTGTCAAGCGAATTCCGAAGAGGAGAGGTCGTCGTGCAAAACGAGGAACAGCTAACACAGCAACATCTTGATGAAGTAAACAAAGTTGTTGCCGAATATCTCAAGGGCAACGATCCAACAAAAATTTCTAAAGAGCTAGAGCTTCCTAGGCAAAAAGTTGTTAAGCTTATTTCTGAATGGCAAGCCATGGCTTCCGACAATGCTGCAATTCGAGCTAGAGCAAAAGAAGCGCTGGTAGCTGCCGACACTCACTATGGCCATCTTATAGGTAAAGCTTATGAGGTTATTGATGAAGCATCTACCGTTGGAAATCTTGGTGCAAAAAACAATGGTATTAAGTTAGTTTTAGACATTGAATCACGTCGTATTGAAATGCTACAAAAGGCAGGGCTTTTGGAAAACAAAGAGCTTGCTGAAGAGATGATTGAGATTGAAAGAAAGCAAGAAGTGTTGAAAGAAATTCTAAAAGATATCGCTTCTGAACATCCTGAAGTAAGAGATAAAATTATGGGCCGCCTTGCCGAAGTATCCAAAGATGGAGAAACGGTAACGGTGGTGCACAGTGTTTGATGAATTTATTGAGGTACTAGCTGACAATCCTTTTGAGGAGGAGCCGGTAGACGTAAAGGTTTTTGTAGAAGACGAAAACTTTCTCGGCCAGCCACATCTATCTGATATTCAGTATGACATCGTAAGAGCGATGAGTCAGATCTATAAGCAAGAAGATCTTGAGCTTGTTATGGGCAGGGAAGCTGGTGCCGACTACTATAAAAAGTATACAAAGAATGAAGTTATCTTGCAGCTCGGCAAGGGTAGTGGTAAAGACTTTGTATCTACTGTTGCCGTAGCATTTATTGTTTACAAGCTTCTGTGTCTTAAAGATCCCGCCAGATACTACGGCAAGCCTTCTGGTGATGCTATCGATATTATTAACGTAGCCATAAATGCTGCTCAAGCAAAAAACGTTTTTTTTAAGGGCCTTAAGACTAAAATTGAAAAGTCCCCCTGGTTTGCTGGAAAGTACTACGCCAAGATGGACTCTATTGATTTTGATAAGTCTATCACTGTCTATTCTGGACACTCGGAACGCGAGTCTCACGAGGGTCTAAACCTTTTGGTAGCAGTACTTGATGAGATCTCTGGATTTGCTACAGAGGTGAATAGTGGAAACGAGCAGGGCAAGACAGCAGACAATATCTACAAAGCCTTCCGCGGTACTGTCGATTCGCGTTTCCCCGATCTTGGCAAGGTGGCACTGCTTTCCTTCCCGCGTTATCCAGGTGACTTTATTTCTACAAAATATGAAGACTGCATCTTAGATAAAGAGGTCATAGAAAGAAGTCATAAGTTTGTTATTAATCCCGATTTACCAGAGGATCAAGAGGGAAACAGCCTAGAGATATCCTGGCTAGAAGATCAAATCGTTTCTTACAAATACCCTGGAGTGTATGCACTTAAAAGACCGACGTGGGAAGTTAATCCTACAAGGCAGATCGAAGATTTCAAAATGGCATTCTTTACTGATTTGGGAGACGCGATGATGAGATTTTTGTGTGTCCCCACCTATGCTTCCGATGCATTCTTTAAACAAAGGGATAAGGTCAGGGACGCCATGTCTACCAGGAATCCTATTGATCAGTTCAGGAGATTTGATCCAACCTTTAAGCCTGATCCAGACAAAGTATATTTTGTTCACGCAGACCTTGCTCAGCAACATGACAAATGCGCCGTTGCAATTGCTCACGTAGACAAGTGGGTAAACATTCAAGTCATCAAAGACTATGAGCAGGTAGCACCGATTGTAGTAGTTGATGCGGTAGCCTGGTGGGAGCCAAGGGTGGAAGGCCCAGTAGATTTATCAGAAGTAAAGCAATGGATTCAGAATCTACGAAGAGTTGGATTTAATATTGGCAGAGTCAGCTTTGACCGCTGGCAGTCTTTTGATATCCAGAATGAACTAAAAGCTGTCGGAATGAGAACAGATACTGTTTCTGTGGCAAAAAAACACTATGAGGATATGGCTATGCTTGTTTATGAAGACAGACTCATCATGCCGTCTATCGAATTGCTGTTTGAAGAGCTGACAGAACTTAAGATTATGAGAAACAATAAGGTTGATCACCCTCGGAAAAAATCTAAAGATTTAGCGGATGCTGTTTGCGGTGCCGTGTTCGGAGCAATTTCTCATACCCCAAGAGATATGAACCTTGAAGTAGAGGTTCACACATTTAAAGATAGACCAAAGCGCGAGCTTGAAGATCTGCCCGATAACGTGATAAACTATAAACCCAAACCAATGCCAGAAGATGTTCGAGATTACCTTGACAATCTTGGAATCATATAAATATTGTGGTTATTTTAAGCTTAACGCACAACATTTAGTATAAAAAGGATGTAGAATTGATTTTACCGATTAGTATCGTTTACTTTTCGAACAAGTCTGAAAACACCAAAAGGCTAGTTGACAAAGTAACGGATACCGCTCACAGAATTCCTGTGAGGTGGGACAAAGACAATCCCTTTTATTTTATTAGGGATTATGTTCTTTTTGTACCAACGTATGGAAGTGGTAATGATAGCCATTCAATTCCAAGTTCGGTCAAGAAATTTTTAAATATTCCAGAGAATAGGCAGGGTTTGCAGGGGGTAGTGGGGACTGGAAATACAAACTTTGGGTCAAGTTATTGCAAAGCAGCACACATGATTGCTGCCAAAACAAATGTCCCATTAATTGCACAGGTAGAATTGCTTGGCACAGATGAAGATGTAGAAAAAATAAAAGAAAGGTTATGGCTGCTTTATGGTAAATAATTATAGCTATCACGAGCTAAATGCAATGCTCAATTTATATGACGCAAACGGAAAGATTCAATTTGACAAGGACAAGGAAGCAGCTAAAAGATATTTTCTTGATCACGTAAATCAAAACACTGTATTCTTCCACAGTCTTGAAGAGAAGATTGATTATTTAATTGAAGAAGAATACTATGAAAAAGAAATGCTTGATCAGTACGATTTTGATTTTATTAAAGAATTGTTTAAACAAGCATATGCTCACAAGTTCCGTTTCCCCACTTTCGTTGGGGCATACAAGTTTTACACAAGCTATGCATTAAAGACATTTGACGGCAGTCGCTATCTTGAACGATTCGAAGATCGTGTCTGTATGAACGCCCTAATGCTCGCTAGGGGTGACAAGAAGCTTGCTCAGAGCCTCGTTGACGAGATTATCTCTGGGCGATTCCAGCCAGCTACGCCTACCTTCCTTAACGCAGGCAAGAAGCAGAGGGGTGAATTTGTTTCATGCTTCCTGCTTCGTATCGAAGATAACATGGAGTCTATCTCACGAGGCATCAACTCTTCGCTGCAGTTGTCAAAGCGAGGAGGGGGCGTAGCTCTTAACATGACAAACCTGCGTGAAGCAGGAGCACCAATCAAAAAGATCGAGGGGCAGTCCTCTGGCGTACTTCCAGTAATGAAGCTATTAGAAGATAGCTTTAGCTATGCTAACCAGCTTGGTGCCAGACAGGGAGCAGGTGCTGTGTATCTTAATGTGCACCACCCAGACATCATGCAGTTCCTCGACACCAAGCGTGAGAACGCTGATGAAAAGGTTCGTATTAAGACGCTAAGTCTCGGGGTAGTTGTACCAGACATCACTCTTGAGCTAGCAAAAAACAACGAAGACATGTACCTATTCTCACCATATGATGTTGAGAGAGTGTACGGTGTACCAATGTCTGATATTTCAATTAATGAAAAGTATCAGGAGATGGTAGACAATGCAGAGATTCGTAAAAAAAAGATTAACGCCCGTAACCTATTCCAAACTATTGCAGAGCTACAGTTTGAGTCAGGCTACCCTTACATTGTGTACGAAGACAATGTAAATAATGTTAATCCAATTGACGGCAGAATCAACATGTCTAACTTGTGCTCTGAGATCTTGCAGGTCAATGAGCCCACTACCTACAACGATGACTTGTCTTACAAAGACATCGGACGTGACATCAGCTGTAACCTGGGGTCACTAAACATTGCCAAGATGATGGAGTCGCCTGACTTTAGCAAGAGTGTTGACACAGCCATTAAAGCTCTTACATCTGTTGCTGATCTTAGCTACATTGAGTCTGTGATGTCGATTGCCGAGGGTAATCGTAAAACTAGAGCAATCGGTCTGGGTCAAATGAATCTACACGGGTACTTCGGTAAAGAGAAGATGCACTATGGTGATAAAGAATCTATTGACTTTACCAATATGTATTTTTATACTATTCTTTATCA